ATTCAATGAGTTCTAAAGCTCTAACAACTAAACAAGAGTCCTTCCTGCAACATTTACTTGAATGTGGTGGAGACGCTAAGCACGCAGCAGAACTAGCAGGATACAGCGCAACAAGCTATCCAGCAGTTGTTAAAGCTTTAAAAACAGAAATACTTGATCTTGCTACGAACATACTGGCACAGAGCGCGCCTAAAGCCGCTCTAAAGCTAGTACACATTATGGATAGTGCTGAGCCTATACCGCAAGCCAATATGCGTATACAAGCAGCACAGACCATTCTAGACCGCGTAGGGCTAGGCAAGACCGATAGACTTGATGTTACTGTTAATGGGGGTGGTGGTTTATTCATACTGCCCGCAAAACAAGAAACAGTCATAGAAGGAAACTATGAGGAGATCTAGTAGTACTATTCCATTTGGTTATAAGCTGGACGAGAACAACACAGAGTTGTTAACCCCAGTACCAGAAGAACTAGAAGCTCTAGATAAAGTCTTGCCGATGATAAAGGATAAAGTATTGTCTTTGCGCGAAGGTGCTATGTGGCTAGAACACTCTACAGGCAGGTCGCTCTCACACATGGGCTTAAAGAAAATAGTTGCTAAACGCACATGAAAGACTGGGAACTAAACCCTGATAATTATGTCAAGGATGATGCCGGAGAGTTTATACTCAAAGCAGATGGCACCCCGCGTAAGAAATCAGGCAGAGCAAAAGGATCTAAAAGCCGTGGTTATAATTACCATTCTGAGACTAAGGCAAAGATGGACGCAAAGAAAGTTGTCCGCGAAAAACAAAAGAAGTTAAAGGCAGCGCAAGCAAAAGTAGAAAGTTATAAGCAAAGTATAAAAACAACAAACAAAACGCTTAACAAACTAAATGCAACTGCTTCGTCTACGGAAGGAAATGTTCTAGAAGCTCCAGAGCTTGAGAACCTGCCAAAGGGTTTATCGCAAGAAGCGCAAGAAGAAATCATCTTTAAAGCCAATGAAGGCCCACAAGAAGACTTCCTTGCTTCAAGCGAGACCGATGTGTTGTACGGTGGTGCAGCGGGAGGTGGTAAGTCCTACGCCATGCTAGTAGACCCGCTACGATATGCACACCGCGCAGCCCATAGAGGGTTAATTATTAGACGCTCTATGCCTGAATTGCGCGAACTGATTGATAAGAGTCGCGAGCTGTACCCAAAAGCCTTTCCGGGCTGTAAGTACAAAGAAGTAGAAAAGCTTTGGAACTTCCCAAGTGGTGCAAAGATTGAGTTTGGCTTCTTGGAAAGAGACGCAGACGTATACCGTTATCAAGGACAAGCATATAGCTGGATAGGGTTTGATGAGATTACTCACTTGCCCACAGAGTTTGCTTGGAACTACTTGGCTTCAAGACTTCGTACTACAGACCCTGAAATACAGACGTACATGCGCTGTACGGCGAATCCGGGTGGAGCAGGGGCTACATGGGTAAAGAAGCGTTACATCGATCCTGCGCCTTCCTATGAGCCTTTTAAGGGTACTGACGGCCTGACCAGAAAGTTTATACCGGCTAGGCTACAAGATAACCCGTACTTGGCTACAGATGGCCGATACGAAATGATGCTAAAAGCTTTGCCGCCTACACAGCGACAACAGCTATTAGACGGCAACTGGGATGTTGCAGAGGGCGCAGCCTTTACAGAGTTCAACCCAATAGATCATGTCATCACACCATTTGACATTCCGCTTCACTGGGAAAAGATAAAAGGGATTGACTACGGATATGCTTCAGAAAGCGCTTGCGTTTGGGGGACAGTAGATCCAAGTGATGGAACACTAATTATTTATAGGGAGCTGTACAAAAAAGGATTGACAGGTGTTGACTTAGCAGCGATGTTAACCAACATGGAGTTAGAAGATCCTATGTCAGTTCCCGGAGTTCTTGATACTGCGTGCTGGTCACGTACAGGAACTATAGGCCCAACAGTCGGTGAAACTCTTCAAAGAGCTGGACACAAGCTAAGAAAAGCAGACAAGAACCGAATACAGGGTAAGATTCAAATCCACGAATACTTGAAGTTGCAGCAAAGCGGTAGGCCCCGATTACAGATTTTTAATACATGCCCGAACCTGATACGCGAACTTCAAAGTATTCCTCTGGATAAATCCAATCCAGAAGACGTTAACACACATGCACCCGATCACGCATATGATGCTCTACGTTATCTGATAATGTCAAGACCTCGTATTATAGATACGCTGAGTCGAATGAGACAACTACAACGCGAAACAGTCTACGCTCCCGTAGATTCTGTTTTCGGTTATTAAAGGATACAGTATTAAATGGCAGACAACGAAAATAGTTTACTCGACAATTCTGATTATCTGTACTTTGCTCCTGTTGAAAACGAAGACGGAATGCAGCTTAATTTAGAAGAAGACGTTCGTAATCGTTTTGTGGGTTTAGTTGAAGAACGGTTTGCAAGCGCTGAACGCTCTAGAGAATATGACGAAAGACGTTGGCTTCAAGCTTACCATAACTTCCGTGGTGTATATCCAAAGAATGTTAAGTTCCGTGAATCAGAAAAATCTAAAGTCTTTGTAAAAGTAACAAAAACAAAAGTACTTGCAGCCTATGGCCAGCTAGTAGACGTGTTGTTTGGCACAGGTGATTTTCCAATTGGCGTAACAGAAACTAAAGTGACGGAAGGTGTTGCTAAGTATAGCCATTTGAATACAGCTGCTCCGGGTTTAGAAACAAGCACACAAGAAGCAG